TTCTGTTATTTTAATATATACAGATGCAACAAAAGGATGGAAAGTAAAAACAGCCGCAAATGAGGGCACATCAGCAATAGCTATTCCACAAATAAATGTAGATTATTTAGTAGTAGCTGGGGGCGGTAGTGGGGGAACCTGTGTTGGAGGTACTGCTTCTGGTGGAGGAGGTGGAGCAGGCGGACTCCGTACCTCTTATGGTGGAGTATCTGGTGGTGGAGCAACTGCAGAAAGCGCATTAACTTTATCTCCAGCAACAAATTACACGGTTACAGTAGGAGCAGGGGGGCCTGCTAAGTCAGGAGGTAATGCAATAGGGAATAATGGATCAAATTCTGTTTTCGCAACTATAACCTCTATAGGAGGCGGAGGTGGAGGAGCTAACAGTATAGATCCAAATACAGGTGGATCTGGTGGTGGTGGTAAAGAAAGCGATGGTATTGGAGCAGCAGGTACAACAGGTCAAGGCCATCAAGGTGGAAATGGTAGTGAATCTGGTAATTTTGGTGGTGGTGGTGGTGGCGCTGGAAGTGCTGGTAGTAATGCAACTCCAGGGTCAGGCTTATCAGTTTCTATTACAGGATCTGCTGTAACATATGCCGCAGGAGGCGGTACAACAGGAACTGGGGGACCAAATCCAACATCTACACAAGCCGCTAATACAGGAAACGGCGGAATAGGAGGTGGTTCTGCCTCACAAGACGGAAGTTCAGGTATAATTGTAATTGTATATCCAAATACATATACCATTTCAGTAGGAGGAGGATTGACAAGTTCAACGACAACATCTGGTAATAATAAAATAACAACATTTACAGCAGGAACAGATTCAATAATTTTTAATTAATATGGCACATTACGCATTTTTAAATATGGATAATATCGTAACCGAAGTTATAGAAGGGAGAAATGAAAATGATACCAATACAAATTGGGAATTATATTATCAAAATATAAAAACTCAAATATGCAAAAGAACATCCTGTAACACAATAGGAGGCGTACATAAAAATGGAGATGTACCTTTTAGAAAAAATTTTGCGGGTATAGGATATACGTATGATAGCACAAGAGATGCGTTTATACCACCAAAACCATATGATAGCTGGATATTAAATGAAGATAGCTGTTTATGGGAAGCACCCGTAGAATATCCAAATGATAATCAAGAATATATTTGGAATGAAAATTTACAAAATTGGGAATTAGAATAAATAAACAAAAATAGCTTGCGTTTATAGACATATAAGATTAGATAAAAATATACCGTTTTATATAGGTATAAGTAAAAATAATAGAAGACCATATACAAGGCATGGTAGAAATGATTATTGGAATAATATTGTAAATCTAACAGATTACGAGGTTGAAATACTATTTGATGATATTGATGAAGATTTTGCTAAAAAAAAAGAAATAGAGTTTATAAAATTATATGGAAGAAAGGATATTGGTACTGGTATTTTATGTAATCTTACTGACGGGGGTGATTCCTGTTTAAAAGGGGGTAGCATTTTTTTAACTGAAGGACATAAAAAAAAGATTAGCAATAATAATAAAGGAGAAAAATCATATATGTATGGGGTAAAAAAAACAAATGAAATAAAAGAAAAAATAAGTATATCAAAATCTAAAAAAGTGATTAATACAAAAACCATGAAAATATATAAAAACGCAAAAGAAGCTTCTATAGACACGGATTATAGTTCCCGTCACTTAGGTAGATTTTTAAGAAATCAATATCCTAACAAAACGAATATGATATATTTTGATGATTATAAAACTTTAAATAAAACATTATGCCAATAACAAAAGTAACAGCAAACGTATTAGCAGATAATGCAGTATCAGCATCGAGTATTGCAGATGGTGCAATAGCAACAGCTAAATTAGCAGATGATGCAGTAACTACAGCTAAAATAACGGATGCAAACATTACAGCAGCTAAACTTGCAGATGATGCAGTAAGTTTTGAAAAAGTAGATGCAGAATTTACTACAAGTAGCGCGTTAACAGCAGGTGCTACTGTAGATGTAGATTTTGATTCAGCACAAGTATTTACTTTAACACCTAATGCGAATACTACTTTTAACATAACCAACCCTAAAATAGGAATTACAAAAACAATGATAGTAACAGGAGCGGGAAGTAGTTATACAGCGGATACATGGACAGTAGGTGGTTCGAGTGGAACGTTTAATAAAATAGCAGGTACATATGACGATACTAGTTCTAAAAAGAATTTTTATCAAATAACATGTGTAGGTGCAACTGAATTTTGGTATAGTATTAGTCAAATAGCAAGTTAATGTTTGGACAAGGTATAAATTTTGGATTATTAGCTGAAACAATTACACAGTTTACTATGGAGTGGTTAATTGTAGGTGGTGGTGGTGGTTCATCATCAGGGCCAACTGGTGGAGGTGGAGGAGGCGCTGGTGGTCTACGTACATCATACGGAAGTACATCAGGCGGTGGTGCTAGTGCAGAAACTGACATTACAATACAACCAAATGATGTATATAATATAAATGTAGGTTTTGGTGGAGGTAGAAATAAAGGTAAATACACACAAGGATTAAATGGTTTATCATCAGCTTTTACAGGCCCAAATAGTTATAATGTATTAGGTGGAGGAGGAAGTGGTCAAGGTGAATCATTAACCCACTCATCTAACCCCGGAACACCTGGATTAGACGGTGGTTGTGGTGGTGGGTCCGGATATGATCAAACTTCATCAGATGCCGGTGCTGGTACATCGGGTCAAGGTTATGCTGGTGGTTATATGACATCAGGTCAAGGTGGTAACTTTCCAGTAACATACAAAACTGGTGGTGGGGGAGGTGCTGGCGCTTCACCTGGAAACGACGTACAAGGTGGTGCAGGTGTTCACGTGTCAATAACAGGTTCTAGTGTTGGTTATGCAGGAGGTGGTAATGGTGGTTATGGTGTAGGTTATAATTACAGTAGTTCTGCAGGTGTAGGTGACGGTGGTGGAGATAAAAATCAAGACGGTACAGATGGTAAAGGTGGTGGAGCAGGTGGTGTAAAAGCTACTGATGGTGCAGGTAGACGTGGTGGTCACGGAGTATGTATATTCAGATACCCAACTGAAAACCATTCTCACGTTGTTACAACAGGTAGCACAACAGTAACTACAGACGGAACAGATACAGTATTAAAATTTAATACAAGTGGTTCATTTGCATATGGAATTACACCTACATATTTTGACTATCTTGTTATAGCTGGTGGTGGTTCAGGAGCAACAGGGCACGGAGGGGGTGGTGGTGCAGGGGGCTGTCGAACATCTTATGGTTCAACTGCAACAGGTGGTAATTCAGGTGTTGAAGCTAAATTTGCTTTACAATCTGGTACATATACAATTACAGTAGGTGCAGGAGCAACAAACACGACTACAACAGGAAGCACAAAAAATGGTACAAGAGGAAATGAGTCAAAAATTGTATATAGTAATTCACCGATAATTCAATGTATTGGAGGAGGTGGTGGTGTATATTTTGAAGATTCTGCTTATGTTGCATCAGGTAAAGTTGTAGAAAACAACGGAGGTTCAGGTGGTGGAAACAGTTATGGTGGTGACGCAAGATATGGTATGGTAAATCAAGGTTATAATGGTGGTGCAGGAGCATCAGGTACTGAACATGGTGGAGGAGGTGGAGGTGCTACTGCTAATGGTTCAAACGCAACATCAAGTGGTGCTGGTAATGGTGGTACTGGTTTAGCTTCATCTATCACAGGCTCATCTGTAAATTACGCAGGTGGAGGTGGTGGTGGCGCTAACTTTGCTGGAGGTAGTGGGACAGCTGGAACTGGAGCATATGGAGGAGGTAACGGAGGAACTGCATCAGGTAATGGAAATGCAGGTTCTGCAGCTACAGCTAATACTGGTGCAGGAGGAGGAGCTTCATCATATAACGGAGGTTTTTATGCAGGTGGAAATGGTGGCTCAGGGGTAGTAATACTTAGAATGCCAACAAGTTCATACAGCGGTACAACAACAGGTTCACCAACCGTTACAACATCAGGTAGTGATACAATAATAAAATTTACAGGAAGTGGTACATACGTGCATAGTTAAAAATTAAATAAATTTGTAATAAATAAAAATAAATTAAAATGGCGCATTTTGCAGAAATAAACGATAATAATATAGTAGTACAGGTAATTGTAATAAATAATAACGAATTATTAGACACAGATAATAATGAACAAGAAATAAAAGGTATAGATTTTTGTGAAAGTTTATATGGTCATCGAAATTTTGTACAAACATCATATAATGGAAATTTTAGATATAATTATGCAGGTAAAGGTTATATATGGGATAGTGAAAATGACGCTTTTTATGAGCCACAACCTTTTGCAAGTTGGGTGTTAGATGAAAATTATGAATGGCAACCGCCTGTGCCTTATCCAAGTGATACTACAATAGTATATGAATGGGACGAAGAAAATACAAATTGGATTGAAAAAGATCCTTACGAAATAATAGAACCAAGTTAAATAATTAATAAATGGCACAAACTAAGATAGAACAAGGTTTATTAAAATTTACAGAAGCAACTGATTATTTAAAAATACCAACTGGCACAACAGCTCAAAGACCTAGTTCGCCAAGTGCAGGAAATATTAGATTTAATACAACTACAGCCAAACTAGAAATATATAATGGTACAGGCTGGTTTAATATATAATTGAACAATGGCACAAACTAAGATAGAGCAAGGATTATTAAAGTTTACGGAAGCTACAGATTATTTGCAAATTCCTACAGGGACTACTGCGCAAAGACCTGGAAGCGCTTCAGCTGGTTATATTAGGTTTAATACAACAACTACAAAATTAGAAGCATATGATGGAACAAGCTGGATTGATGTAGGACCAGATTATCCGCTTACATTAGACAGTTCTTTAAAAACATTTGATAGTAATGCATTAACAATGGATGCAACACAATATTAATAATTAAGTAATGGCAAAACAAACAATAAATATAGGTAGTGCGGCAAACGACGGCACTGGTGATACACTAAGAGACGGAGCTGATAAAATAAATGACAACACTAATGAGTTGTATTCCTTATTAGGTGATGGTTCTACATTATCAATAACTGGAGATATATCTATGTCAGCCGGAGCAGTTACAATTGCTAATGATGCAGTAGATTCAGATAAAATAGCTGATGGAGCAATAGACACAGTGCATATAGCAGATGACCAAATTACTTATGCAAAATTAGGTGCAGAATTTACAACAGCAGCAGCAATATCAGCAAGTGATGTAGATTGGTCAACAGCAGCGGTGCATACTAAAACATTAACCGCAAACACCACACTTACGTTTTCTAATGTATCAACTGGTATGGTAATAGATTTAGTAATTACTGGTAATTATACTTTAACATTGCCAGCGAGTGTAAAAGAAATTACAGGAACGTACGATGGTACAGTTTCTAATTTAATTCAAGTAGTATCAACTAATGGTTCTACAGAACAATGGGCAACAATATCTCAAGAAGCAGTATAATATGAAAGCAGTAAATAACAACGGAATTATCACAACTTACCCAGATGTACCTGCAAAATTTAGGTCATCAACAGGTTATCACTTAAACGCAAGAGGAATGACTGCGGATGAACTTCGCAATGCTGGTTTATTTGATGTAATCATAGATGAGAATTATGATTCAAGAATACACACACTTGGAGAAATATATTTTGATTCAGCAGCTTCAGTATTTAGAAAAGATGCAGAAGATATTACTTGGAGTGAAACTTTAACAGAATTAAAAGAAAGAGCAATCAATAATTTTAAAGGTCAAATAGGGAGCAAACTTACAGTTACTGACTGGTATGTAACTAGAAAAGTAGAAAGAAGTATTGATATACCACAAGAAGTACAAGATGCTAGAGCAGGCTTATTAGCACAATTAGATACAGTAGAAACAGAAATCAATGCGCTCACAACTAAGAAAGCGGTTGTAAGGTATGATTTTCCAAACATTGATTAATGGCAATTAATAAAAGATTATTGGTTAAACCACCAGGAGCGGGAGGAATTACACCATCAGAACACTTTGGAGTAGTATTATACGAAGGAGATGGTACATCATCACATTCTATTAACGGAGGTAAGTTTGGTGCAGCTGTTTATTATCAATCTGGAAATGTTATAACTCACGGTTTGTCAGGGCCTACAGAAATGAGTCTTTCTATATGGGTTAATGCTGCTAATTTTAGTTCTAACTCTTGGGATAATACAGATTTTTGGATATTTTCAGTTGGAGCTGATGCGGCAGCAGGAAACATAACAGCTTTAATGTTTAGTAGTATTAATGATGGTTATTTAAAATTTGCAAGAAATTCAAATGATGGTGGAGCAATTACATCATCAGTACAAATGAGTGCAAACACTTGGAATCATTGTGTATTTACTTATACTGGAGGAAATTCAGCTAAAATATATTTAAATGGTTCTCAAGTTGCAAGTGGCACTTTTACTACAACTCAAACAAGTACTATTAATCCAGGTGGAGCAAATAATTTTGGAGGTCCAGGTCCTACATATCATTTATTTGAGGGTAAATTAGACCAAGCAAGAGTATTTTATAAAGAATTATCCTCATCAGAAGTTTCAACACTATATGCAGAAACAGCACCAGAATCATTAGACCCATTATCAGAAGATACAACAGACACACTACAAGTACTTGGAGATAGTTCTTGTATTGCTACTTATAGATTTGAAAATGATGAAACAGATTTAAGTGGTAACTATGACTTTACAAGCGTTGGTGGTGTTCAATATGCAGCAGGAAGATATGGTCAAGGTGTTCATATTACTGGAGCATCAGGGGATTCTTCATATTTAACAGCAACTAATCCTGTTTCACAACAAGCATTTAGTGTTTCTTTTTGGACAAAATATACTGAATCAACACTTTATACGTCACATTTTGGATTAAGCGATGGTACATCAGACCCAAACTTTTTTATTAACACCCAAGCAAGTGGAGCTATTGCTTGTGCAATATATGATACTACTGATGGTTCTTCAGGGTTTGCTGGATATAAGTTTAATTTTACTCATTCTACAACAGGTTTAAATGATGGTAATTGGCATCACGTAGCATTTTCTTGGGATGGAAGTACTACAACTAATGCTGTAAAACTTTATATTGATAATGTAGTTAATACAGGAACTTCAAGTAGAGCTGCTTCAAATATTGCTGCTTTTAATGAAATGACAGTAGGTGTTCCTCGTTCATCTAATACAGATTATTGGAATGTTAAAATAGACCAATTAAGAGTATTTAACAAAGCAATATCAGCAAGTGAAGTAACTACATTATATAATGAAAACTCACTTGTAGCTTCTTATAGATTTGAAGGAAATGCAAATGATGATACAAGAAATTATGATGGTACTGCAAGTAATGTTTCATACGAATACGGATTAAACTTTACTCCTGATTTAGTTTGGATTAAAGAAAGAGGGCCTTTAGCTGAAAATCACAACTGGATTGATAGTACAAGAGGAACGAATAAAGTTATAGCTTCAAATAGTACTGGTGCAGAATTCACAAGTACAAGATTTACATCATTTGATGCAGGTGGTTTTACTTTAGCTAATAACAATGAAACAAATGATACTGGTACTGATTATGTTGCTTGGTGTCTAAAAGCAAACGGAGGAACTACAAGCACCAATACTGATGGAAGTAATACAAGTACAGTACAAGTCAACGAGCAAGCGGGTTTTAGTATTGTTCAAGGGACATCTTCAGGTGGTTATCCTACTGTTAATAGTTTTGGTCACGGTCTTGGTACAACACCTGCTCTAATTATAATAAAGCAAACAAATGGTATTGCTGGTTGGCCTGTGTGGCATCAAAGTTTTTCTAATACTGCTCAAGATTATTTAATCTTAAATAATAGTAATGCAAAAGCAACATCATCTGAAGTTTGGGGTAATTCTGCACCTACATCATCAGTTTTTTCTATTACTGATGGTTGGACTCTTAATGTTGGGGGGACATTTATAGCATATTGTTTTGCAGAAGTCGAAAATTTCTCAAAGTTTGGCTCATACACAGGTACAGGAACAACACAAAGTATAGAAACTGGATTCGAAGTGGAATTTTTGTTAATTAAAGGTACATCTTTTATAACAGATTGGATGTTATATGATAAGAAAAGAAGTGGTAAAAATTATTTAATTGCAAATTCAAGTGCAGCAGAGGGAGGTCCAACTGCTAATCCTCTTGTTACATTTTTGTCAAATGGTTTTCAAGTACACACAAGTAATAGTGAAAATAAAAGCGGTGAAACATTTATCTATATGGCATTTGCTGCAGACCCTGACACAGAAGCACCAACAGTAGCAAAAAGTTTTACTACAGTAGCTTATACAGGTACTGGTTCAGCAAGGTCTATTGATGGATTAGGATTTAGTCCTTCTTTAGTTTGGATAAAGTCAAGAACAAATCTTCCTTTCCCAATTAATCATACTTTATCAGATTCTGTAAGGGGTTCTAATAGCATACTTCGTTCAAATTTAACAAATGCAGAAACCATAGCTTCTACTGAAATAACTTCTTTTGACTCTAATGGTTTTAGTTTAGGTACAGGGGCTTCTGTTAATTTTAATAATGATGATTTAGTAGCTTGGGCGTGGAAAGCTGATGATAATGAACCGACAATAAACACAGAAGGTACTATAGATTCAATAGTTAGTGCAAATGCTAATGCAGGATTTAGTATAGTGAAATATATTGGAGATGGTTTAACATCTTTAACAAGTATTGGACACGGATTATCAGCCGCTCCAGAACTTATTATTCAAAAATCTATTACCAATCCTTCAACTTATGGTACGAGTAATTGGAGAATTGGTGGAACTGTTTTAGGGGGTGCTGGTAAATATATGTATTTAAATTTAACTAATGCTGTTGCAACTAATAGTAACGAATGGGGAAATACACAACCTGATGCAACTAAATTTTATGTTTCAGGTACAGCAGAAAGAAGTGCTAATGAAAGTGGTATTGATTATATAAATTACTGTTTCCATTCAGTATCTGGATATAGCAAGATTGGAAGTTATACTGGGACAGGTACAACTAATAGTATTACAGGACTTGGTTTCCAACCTGACTTTTTATTAGTAAAACGAACAAGCGGTACAGGTGTTTGGGTTCTTTATGATTCTGTTAGAGGTGGAGATAAATATTTAATACCAGATTTATCAGCATCGGAAGGAAGCAACACATTAGTAACCGTAAACTTTACATCAGATGGATTTACATTTCCATCAACTTCAACAAGTGATTCAGTTAATTTTAATGGCGACACTTATATATATATGGCATTTAAAATAAATTAAAATGAATGGATTTGAACCATTCATATAATGCGTAATATATAAAAAATATAATTAAATCAAATTCAATAAATTAAATAAAATGGCAAAAAATAAAATTAAAAAAGAAGAGCTTGAAGACCTTCAAGCTAAAGTTATTAATATAAATAATCTTCAATATAAATTAGGAGCATTAGAGATTGAAAAAAGCAAAGTATTACAATCTTATGATGTTGCAAAAACAGAATTAAAAACTTTACAGTTAGCTCTTAAAGAAGTTTATGGGGGTGTTAGTATTGATGTAAACGATGGTAGCATTAAAAAAATAGAAGAAGCAGATGAGCAAATTGATAAGAAAAATTAGTGTTGGTAAAGATTACAAAACTGACGCAATGCATTATGCTGTTGGGCAAGAAGTATATGGCGGGCATATTATAAGCGATATAATAGAAGATAAAGAAAAATATTCTATATATATAAAAAAGAAAAACGATATACTTCCTTGGAAAAGTTTTAATAAAAATATGGCTATAAGCGTAGAATATAATTTAGAATATTAATGAAACCCTTATATACGTATTTAATAAAACCCAAAAATAATAGATACAATAATAAGAAAAAAATAGGTGATACAGAATTAATTTTAAACACGGATATATCTGATCACAAATTTATAAGCAGAGAAGCTATAGTTTGCGAAACACCTATTATATGTAATACAAATATTAAGAAAGGGGATACTATTATTGTGCATCATAATATATTTAGAAGATGGCATGATGTTAGGGGTATTGAAAGAAATAGCAAAAGCTATTTTAAAAATAATTTATATTTTTGCGAACCTGATCAAATATTTTTATATAAGTATAAAGAAGATTGGAAAGCAAGCGAAGGATTTTGTTTTGTAAAACCATTGCTTAATCAAGATCAATTTTCTACTGATAAAGAAAAACCATTAACAGGGATTGTAAAATATACAGATAATTCAAATATTGTTAAATTAAATCAAAAAATCGGATTTACTCCTTATAGTGAATATGAGTTTATTATAAACGATGAAAAGCTATATAGAATAATGACAAAAGAAATATCTATTAATTATGGATATAAAAAAGAAGAAGCAGAGTATAATCCAAGCTGGGTATAGAGCAGTTGACGAACTTGTTAAAGTTGCTAAAGAACCTATAGTTGAGACTGATGATGACGTTTCAGCTGATAGATTAAAAAATGCAGCGGCTACAAAAAAGCTAGCTATATTTGATGCATTTGAAATATTAAATAGAATACAAGCTGAAGAAGCTATGTTAAATAATAAACCAATAGAAGATAAGAAAGAAGCTTTTAGTGGTTTTGCAGAAAAAAGGTCTAGATAATGAGTTATCAACAAACTTTATATAAAATTGTTGAACCAATTAAGCGAACAACAATACATAGACTGAATAAAAAGAAAGCTTGGAAGTATGGGTATAATGCAGAACACGATGTAGTTGTTATTAGCAAATCAGGTAAAATAGGTGATATATATGAAATACAAAATCTAAAGATTGCTTTGCCGCTTGAAGAAAACGTGTATAGCAAATATGATAAGTGGACACCTGAAGAATACCCAAAAGAATTAAGAAACATTAAAACCATATTCAACTGGCAAGCGTATCCAGCTGAATTTAAAGAAAAGTGGCATGCATACATTGATAGAGAATTTACCAGACGCGAAGAAGGCTTTTGGTTTCGCAACAAAGGTTGTGGCACTTATATTACTGGCTCTCATTATATGTACCTGCAGTGGTCCAAAATTGATGTTGGGCAACCAGAGTTTAGAGAAGCAAACAGATTATTCTTCATATTCTGGGAGGCATGCAAGGCAGATAAAAGATGCTATGGAATATGCTACCTCAAAAATAGACGGTCTGGATTTAGTTTCATGTCGTCCGCAGAAACAGTTAACCAAGCTACTATCAGTTCCGATGCTAGATTCGGAATATTATCAAAGACTGGTGCTGATGCAAAGAAGATGTTTACAGATAAGGTCGTCCCAATATCTGTACACTACCCATTCTTCTTCAAACCAATACAAGACGGAATGGATAGACCCAAAACCGAACTCGCATATAGAGTACCCGCGTCCAAACTCACAAGGAAGTCTATCACCAGCACCGATCAAAGAGAAGCGCTTGAAGGGCTCGATACAACAATAGATTGGAAAAACACAGGTGATAACTCGTATGATGGTGAGAAATTAAAATTATTAGTACACGATGAGTCTGGTAAATGGGAAAGACCAGATAATATTTTAAACAACTGGCGTGTAACAAAAACAACGCTGAGATTAGGAAGTAGAATAATAGGTAAATGTATGATGGGATCTACTTCAAACACCTTAGATAAAGGTGGAGATAACTTTAAAAAATTATATAATGGCTCAGACGTTACAAAAAGAAACAGAAATGGACAGACTAGTTCGGGATTATATAGTTTGTTCATACCTATGGAATGGAACTACGAAGGATTCATTGATTCTTATGGAATACCTGTATTCGATACACCCGCAGCTCCAGTTGAAGGGCCATACGGGGATCCAATCGATATTGGAATTATAGAGCACTGGGAAAATGAAGCAGATGGTCTTAGAGACGATCAAGATGCTTTAAATGAATTTTATAGACAGTTTCCACGTACAGAAGAACATGCATTTAGGGATGAAACAAAAAATAGTATATTTAATTTACAAAAAATATACGAACAAATAGATTATAATACTGATATTAATCAAAATAAATTTATAGCTAGAGGTAATTTTTCATGGGAACACGGCGTTAAAGATACAAAAGTATTGTTTCTGCCAAATAATAATGGAAGATTTAATATAACCTGGGTCCCACCTGTGCATATGCAGAATAGGATGATATTAAAAAATGGTTTAAAATATCCTGCTAATGAGCATATAGGCGCTTTTGGATGTGACTCTTATGATATATCAGGTACAACTGACGGAAAAGGTTCAAAGGGGTCATTGCATGGATTAACAAAATTTAGTTTAGACGAAGCGCCGTCTAATAGCTTTTTTTTAGAATACATTTCAAGACCACAAACTGCAGAAATGTTTTTTGAAGATGTTTTGATGTCATTAGTTTTTTATGGCATGCCGCTTCTTGCAGAAAACAACAAACCAAGACTTCTATATTATTTAAAAAGAAGAGGGTATAGAGGTTATTCAATGAATAGACCTGATAAACTTTATAATAAATTATCTGTAGCAGAAAGAGAGATAGGTGGAATACCAAACTCATCTGAAGATATTAGACAAGCACATGCAGCTGCAATTGAATCATATATTGATAAATATGTAGGATTAAAAGAAGATGGTTCATATGGTGATTTATATTTTAATAAAACATTAAATGATTGGGCTGGTTTTGATATAAACAAAAGAACAAAATATGATGCAGCTATTAGCTCAGGTTTAGCAATAATGGCTTGCAACAAAAATATGTATGCGCCAACAGGGCAAAGAACAACTAAAAAATTAGAATTTGGTTTTAAAAAATATAATAATAAAGGAATAATATCCAAAATATTAAAGTAAATGGCAAAAACACACCCAACAGGATTATTTCCGAGTCAAGCAGTATCTGACGCAGAAAAAGCAAGTTTAGAGTATGGAACTAAAGTTGGAATAGCTATTGAATCAGAATGGTTTAAAAGAGATTCTGGTACATCAAGATATCAATCAAATAGAGAAAATTTTCATAGGTTAAGACTTTATGCAAGAGGAGAGCAGTCAATACAAAAATATAAAGATGAATTATCTATAAATGGTGATTTATCTTATTTAAATTTAGATTGGAAACCTGTACCTATTATACCAAAATTTGTAGATATAGTAGTAAATGGTATTGCTGAAAGAATGTATGATATAAAAGCATATTCTCAAGATCCGTCTTCTGTTAAGAAAAGAACAGATTATATGGATAATATTTTAAGAGATATGCAGGCTAAAGAATACATTGAAGAAATAAAAGGTACTTTAGGTATTGATACTTTTAAAACAGACCCTACAAAGCTTCCAATGGATGAAAATGAACTGGGTGTTCACATGCAAATGGAATATAAGCAAGGTATTGAAATTGCTCAAGAAGAAGCTATTAATAATGTTTTAGACAAAAACAAGTATGAATTAATAAAGAAAAGACTTGATTACGATATAGCTGTTATTGGAATGGCTTGTGTAAGAAACGGTTTTAATAAATCAGAAGGAATTAAAATTAATTATGTTGATCCTGCTGATATTGTTTATTCTTTTACAGAATCTCCATATTTTGATGATTTATATTATGTGGGTGAAATTAAAAAAATAAGCATTGTTGAACTTAAAAAACAATATCCTAATATTACAGATGACGAAATTGCTACGATAGAAAAAAATGGATTAGGATCGGGTCATTTATTATATAATAAATCATATGGTGCAATAGACGGCGATGATGAAGGATTTGTGTATGTATTATATTTTGAATATAAAACTTACAAAAATCAAATTTATAAAATTAAAGATACTGTATCAGGCGGTAAAAAAGCAATTAAAAAAGATGACAGTTTTAATCCTCCTGCAGATCAAAGAGCTAGATTTGAAAAAGTAAATAGAGCAATTGAAGTTTTATATACTGGTGCAAAAATAATAGGCAGCCAAAATTTATTAGAATGGAAGCTTGCTGAAAATATGACAAGGCCTAAGTCTGATACTACAAAAGTTGAAATGTCATATAATATTGTAGCACCTAGAGTATATAAAGGGAGATTAGAATCGCTTGTTAGTAGAATGACAACATTTGCTGATATGATTCAATTAACGCATTTAAAGCTACAACAAGTATTAGCTAGAATGGTTCCAGACGGTGTATTTTTAGATGCAGATGGTATAGCGGAAGTAGATTTAGGTAATGGAACAAATTACAACCCACAAGAAGCGTTAAATATGTATTTCCAAACAGGTTCTGTTATTGGTAGATCAATGACTCAAGATGGTGAATTTAATAATGGAAGAGTGCCAATACAAGAGCTACAAACAAATAGTGGAGGAGCAAAAATTAATTCATTAATTACTGCATACAATTATTATTTACAAAATATGCGGGATGTAACAGGTTTAAATGAAGCAAGAGATGGCTCAGCACCTGATAAAAATGCATTAGTGGGATTACAAAAAATTGCAGCAGCAAATTCAAATACAGCAACAAGGCATGTTTTACAAGGTGGATTATACCTTACTCTTAAAACAGCAGAAGCTATTTCTTTAAGAATATCAGATGTATTAGAATATGGAAATACAAACAATTCATTTATAAATTCATTAGGGAGATTTAATGTAGCTAATTTAAAAGAAGTAGCGGAGTTACATCTTCATGATTTTGGTATATTTTTAGAGCTAACTCCTGATGAAGAAGAAAAACAACTTCTTGAAAATAATATACAAGCATCATTACAAAAAGATCAAATAAATTTAGAAGATGCAATTGATATTAGAAATGTAAAAAATCTAAAGCTTGCTAATGAATTATTAAAAGTAAGAAGAAGAAAAAAATTAGAACAAGATCAAGCTATATCAGCAAGGAATATAGAGTTACAATCTGAATCAAACGCAAAAGCAGCTGAAGCAGCAGCAGCAGTAGATATTCAAAAAAATACTATTTTAACTGAAAATAAAGTTAAAATGAATCAAGCTCAAGTTCAGTTTGATATACAAAAATTAGAAAGAGAAGCTGCAATTAAAAAAGAGCTTATGTTGCATGAGTTTCAGCTAAACGTAAAGCTTAAAGAAATGGATTTACGAGTAATTAATGATAAAGAAAAGTACCGTGAAGACAGAAAAGATAAAAGGACTAAAATCCAAGCTTCTCAACAGTCCGAGCTTATAGAACAAAGAAAAAATAATACGCCTCCAAAAGATTTTGAATCATCAGGATTTGATACGTTAGGCGGATTTGGTTTAGAACAATTTGAACCAAGGTAAAAACTTTGACCTTAAATAAAGTTAATTAATTATATTATATTATGTCAGAAGAAATAAAAGCAAAAGTTATAGAAGATGAAAATCCATCTGTAGCTGAAAAAGAAACAAAAGTACTTAAAAAAATAGGTGCTGATATTGGTAATGATACTATTACTAAAGTAGATTTAAGAAAACCTTTAAAAGAAGAAACAGATGCCGTTCAAGAACAAAGCACAGATGAAAGCGTGTTACGCGGAAGCGGCACGGATGAAAAAGCAGGGGAAGAAACCAAAGTGGAATTGCAAGAAGTACAGCAAGAAGAAAATCAGCTGACTTTAGAAGAAGTAATTGAAGAAGAAGCTAAGGAAGAGCCTAAAGAAAAAGTGGAAGAAAAAATAAAGGAAGAAAAAATTACTCCTGAAGTTGAAAAATACGATGAAGTAAATATACCAGATAATATACATGATCTAGTACAATTTATGAATGAAACAGGTGGTACAATAGAAGATTTTGTAAATTTAAATAAAGATTATGCTTCATATGATAATAATCAAATTATTAAAGAATATTATAATAAAACAAAACCTCACTTAGATTCAGAGGAAATAAATTTTTTAATAGAAGATAAATTTTCATATGATGAAGAAATGGATGATCCTAAAGAAATAAAAAGAAAGCAAGTTGCTTATAAAGAGCAAATAGCTGAAGCAAAAAAATATCTTGAGGAACAAAAAAATAAATACTATAAAGAAGTAAAAATAAATGGTAGCTTAAGCAAAGAACAGCAAAAAGCTATTGACTTTTTTAATAGATACAATACTGAGCAACAAGAAATTGCTCAACAACAAGCACAGGCGACAAATCAATTTAAGATGAAAACTAATGAAGTTTTTAATCAGGAATTCAAAGGTTTTGATTTCAAAGTTAATGATAAAAAATTTAGGTACAATCTTAAAGATGTTGAAAATGTTAAAAATACTCAAATGGATATTATGAATATTGTGGGTAGTTACCTCGATGATAATAATAAACTAAGCGACGGGTATGGTTATCATAAAGCATTATTTGCCGCTAAAAACGCTGATAATATTGCAAATCATTTTTATCAGCTTGGTAAAACAGAAGCCATAAAAGAAATTTCGTCTGAATCCAAAAATATAAATATGGATCCAAGACAAACAAGTTCAGGTGTTGTTGAATCAGGTGGTATAAAAGTAAGAGCAATATCCGGTGACGATAGTTCAAAACTACGTATAAAACTTAAAAAATAATAATAATTAAAAATATAAATTAAAATGGCAGCAGTAACTCCTGTAGCTGGTGGTAGTTTAAATTCTACTCCAGCTCCAGTTAAACAAACTCTATCATCAAACTACCTATCATTTACAGGTGGTTCTAATGATTGGTCTCAGCAGTATTTACCAGATTTATATGAGCAAGAAGTAGAAGTATTTGGAAACAGATCAGTTGCTTCTTTCTTAAGAATGGTAGGTGCTGAAATGCCTATGACTTCTGATCAAGTTGTTTGGTCAGAGCAAGGTAGATTACATTTACACTACAAAGGCGCAGCAATAACAGACGCTGGTGTAATTACAATTGCAAATGCGGGAACTCACGCAGTAAGAGTTGGACAAACTATTGTTCTTAGCGACAATCAAGCTACTCCAACTGTTATTAAAGCGTATGTGTCTGCGGTTGCAAGTGACAATACTACATTAACAGTTATTCCTTACTCAGGAGGTGCAACAGTTGGTGCGGTAACAGGATTTGATACAGCAACTGACAACGCAGCAAACACTTGTGATTTCTTCGTTTTTGGTTCTGAATTCAAAAAAGGAACAGCAGGTATGACTAATTCAGTTCAGCCTTCTTTTGCTTCTTTAACTAACAAACCAATTATCATTAAAGATAAATACGAAGTATCAGGATCTGACGCTTCTCAAATTGGTTGGGTTGAGGTAACAGGAGAACAAGGTCAAACTGGTTACTTATGGTACTTAAAAGCTGAAGGTGACACAAGACAAAGATTTGAAGATAACCTTGAAATGGCAATGGTTGAAGGTGAATTTGCTAAAGCAACTGGTGGTGTAGATTCTTTATTAGGAACTGCAGCAGCTGATGACACAGCAGGTACTGAAGGTCTTTTTGCAGCTGTAACTGCAAGAGGTCACGTTACAACAGGTATTGCAGGTTCTTCAACTTCTGATGATTTAGGTTCATTTGATGAAATACTTAAAAAATTCGATGCACAAGGTGCTATTGAAGAAAATATGTTATTCATTAATAGATCAGTGTCATTAGCAATTGATGATATGCTAGCAGCACAAAATTCGTATGGTTCAGGCGGTACATCTTATGGTGTATTTTCTAACAGCGAAGATATGGCGCTTAACTTAGGGTTTTCAGGATTTAGAAGAGGTTCTTATGACTTTTACAAAACTGACTGGAAATACTTAAATGACGGCTCAACAAGAGGTATTATTGAAAACGATATTAGAGGGGTAATTGTGCCAGCTGGTACTTCTACTGTTTATGACCAAATTCTTGGTAAAAACATTAAGAGACCTTTCTTACACGTTAGATATAGAGCTTCACAAGCTGATGATAGAAAAATGAAATCTTGGACAACTGGTTCAGTTGGAGGAAACTTTAGCTCTGACCTAGATGCGATGGAGGTTCACTACCTATCAGAAAGATGTTTAATTACACAAGGTGCTAACAACTTTATGTTATTAACTTCTTAATTTTTCACAGTAGAGCAGGGCGTGTTTTATCGCCCTAGCTTTACTTTTTATTAATTTATATTATATTATATCATGACAAAAAAAGCAAAAGCTCAAAAGAGCGAAAATGAGATAGTTGTGGATACACCTACTCAAGTAAAAATAAAAAAAGAACCAAAACCTACGCCAAAAAATACAGGCTGGGTTATAAAAGATAGAGTATATGCACTAAAAGATGGTTTAGCGCCATTAACATATACTATAAAAAGCTCTAACATATATTACTTTGATGAAGAAAAAGGTTATGAAAGAGAACTTAAATATACTGTAAATCAAAGAACACCTTTTGTAGATGAATTTAAAGGTGACGCTCAATTAGCACACATTACATTTACAGATGGGACTTTAAATGTTCCAAAAGAAAAACAAACATTACAAAAACTTTTATCATTATATCACCCACAAAGAAATGCATTATTTTTTGAATTTGATCCAGAAGCTGTTGCAGAGGATGAATTAGATATGATTGAATTAGAAGTTGAAGCTTTAAATTTAGCAATGAGCATGGATATTGATCATATGGAAGCAATAGTGCGTGTTGAGGCTGGTTCTAGAGCATCTAAGATGAGCTCTAGTGAGCTTAAACGTGATTTGATTAAAATGGCTAAGCAAAATCCAGTTTTGTTCTTAGAATTAGCAAATGACGAAAATATAAATATTAGAAATATGGGTATTAGAGCTGTTGAGGCAGGTATTATAAAATTATCTGACGATCAAAGAACTTTTACTTGGGCATCAACTAATAAAAAATTAGTTACTGTACCATATGAAGAAAACCCATATTCAGCACTTACACAATTCTTTAAAACAGATGAAGGAGTAGACGTGTATGATGCGATTGAAAAAAGATTAAAATAATTAATAATAGCTAAGGCCCTTCGGGGCCAACGGCTATAAAAGATATAATATGGCCATTAATGTAAATACTGTTTATAGAACCGTTCTATCACTATTAAATAGAGAGCAACGAGGATTTTTAACGCCGGATCAATATAATAGGTTTGCCAGAATGGCACAACTTGATTTATTAGATAAGGCTTTTTTAGATTATAATCGCTACTTAACAAGAAAAGAAACAGGAAGCATTAATGATGAATATGCAAATCTTGCTAAAAATACAAAACAAAAAATTGATGTATTTTCAATATCAGCTACATTAAATTTTACAAATGGAGTTGCATCAGTTCCTACAAATTTATATAAATGCATAATGGTTAGCACGGGTTCAAGGGCTATAGAGGTTGAAGAAATACAAAAATCAGATTTACCATATATAACTTCATCAAAACTTACAACACCAAGTGTTTCGTATCCAATTTATTATAAACAAGGAAGTTTTTTTTATATATTACCAAGCACTATATCTTCCGCTACTATAGATTATATATTTAAACCATCTGACCCAATATGGGCGTTTACATCAGGAGCAACATATGGGGACATGCAATATTCAAGTATAAGTTCTGTAAATTTTAGTTTACATGATTCTGAAGAAGTTGCATTAATTACAAAAATACTGCTTTTAGCAGGAGTTACTATAAAAGATCCTAATGTTGTTCAGGTGGTTAAACAAGAAGAAATTCAAAAAATAAATCAAGAAAATTCTTAATAAATGGGACTAATAACACAAACAGCTAGAGAATATTACGAAGGGCATCAGCTATTTACAGGGGACGGGTCTACTACAACTTTTACTTTAACATTTATCCCACTTCCCTCAGCTGAATCAGAATTTAGAGTATTTATAAATGGAGATGAAATTGATAATGATTTACATTCTTATAATAGCTCAACAGGGGTTGTTACATTTACAACAGCACCTGCAAATAATGCTGCTATTAAAATTTTACTTGACAGTCCAAATACAGGAAATTATAGATATATTCCTCTTGCAGATATAATAAATAATTTTATAATATCATATATAGGGGATGGTAAAATAATTGACCATGCTAGAAAGCAAGACGTTTTATTTCATGCAAAAAGAGCTATACAAGAATTTAGTTATGATATTACAAGGGTTGAAAAAATACAAGAAGTGCAAATACCCTCTACACTGGTAGTACCAATGCCCCAGGATTACGTAAATTATGTAAAGCTTTCTTGGATTGATGATAACGGATTAGAAAGAATTATATATCCTACAAATCAAACATCAAGACCTTCTCAATCAATACTACAAGACTCACAAGGTGATTACTTATATGATAATGATAATTCTTTATTATTAGGTACTTCTGAAACTTCAAGATTATTTCAAGGAATTGAAACTAATGCAGCTTTAGGTTCAGCAAGTGCAAATGATTATTTTACACATAATTCAGATTATAGTGATAGTATAATAGGATATGGTAGAAGATACGGAAGCACACCTGAGCACTTGCAAGTAAATGGGGTATTTGTGCATGATGAAGTAAACGGGCAGTTTGGGTTTAGCAGTAATCTTGCAGAAAAAATATTAACTATTCATTATGTTTCAGATGGGCTTGGCACAGATGCTGAAATGCAAATACATAAATTAGCAGAAGAAGCATTATATAAATATATTGCATATGCTATTTTATCAACTAAATCAAATATTCCTGAATACATAGTAAATAGGTATAGAAGAGAAAGAAGAGCTGCAATGCGAAATGCAAAACTTAGATTATCAAATATTAAATTAAGAGAGCTTACTCAAATAATGAGAGGTAAATCTAAACAGATAAAACATTAATAAATGCCTGAAATTAAAAACAATTTCCTGAAAGGGAAAATGAATAAAGACCTTGATGACAGATTATTGCCGCCAGGAGAATATAGGGATGCGCAAAATATTGAGGTTTTAAAAACAGATGGAGCAAATGTAGGCGTGCTTCAAAATGCGGCAGGAAATTCATTAGCACATACTGCATTAAATTTATCTACTGATATTGATGTTATAGGCACGTATTTTGATGAAAAAAATAAACGTATATATTGGTTTTTAACTGATAATAATGATTTATATGAAAATGATTGGTATATAAATTCCGCATTAACACAAAATAGATTTCATGCAATTTATTATTATGACGCCGATCCTTCAAGTAACACGTATAAAACTGCAAAAGAAATTGTAGGAGGGAGATTTTTAAAATTTAGTAAAAAATATAAAATCACAGGAATTGCTATGATTGATGATTTATTGTTTTGGACAGACAATAAAAATCAACCAAGACGTATAAATGTTGTAAAAGCTATTTCAAATCCTTCGTTTTATAATAATGAATTAAAAATTAGTTTAGCTAAATACGCTCCTTATACTGCTCCTATATTAATGACTGATACGGGAATTTCAGCAACTTCAACAATGACTAATGATGCTAATATTGATAATGATTACATTGAAGAAGAATTTGTACGTTTTTCATATAGGTTTAAATTTAATGATAATGAATATTCTGTATTAGCTCCTTTTTCCCAAATAGCATTTAAACATTCATATAAACCAGGAAGCGAATACGGTGAATTTGACGAAGCTGCAGAAATTAGAGCTTATGAGTCAACTGAATTAGATGGAATGATTAATAATACTAATAAAGTTATTATTGGTGTTGAATTACCTTCTATAAATCCTAATGCAGATTTTGAAATAAAAGAAATTGAATTTATAATTAAAGAATCTGATAGCACTGTTGCAAGAGTATTAGAAACAAAAACTTTAACAGATGCTAATATTTTATCTACTTTTTATAATTACACTTATAAATCAGACACTCCTCAAAACGCTTTACCTGAAAATCAAATAACTAGGGTTTTTGATAATGTACCTACAAAAGCAAAAGCTTTAGATATAGTTGGGAACAGATTAGTATTTGGTAATTATTCTCAAAATATTGAAATACCTACATTAGATTACAATGTTTCATATGGAGCAAAAGGAACACAAACTTTTACTGGTGATGCTATAGAAACCGAATTTACTTTAACAATAAAATCACCTGTCACCCCTGATCAAAATTTAATACCAAATAACACTAATCAATTTAATGTATACATAAATGACGTGCTTTTAGCAAGTACGGAATATGGTTATGATGGCACTACAGGCGTTATTACTTTTAATACAGCCCCAGCAAACGGAGCTGTAATTACAATTGTATTAGCAAATCATGAATATCCTGATAGCTCTTTAAAACAAAGACGTACATATCAAGTTGGAGTTGTACTTGCTGATATATTTGGAAGACAATCCCCAGTATTATTACCTACAACAGTTTCAGATAGTATTATTACCGTTCCAGCAAGAGGCACGGCCGCGGAATTTAATAGTTGGATTGGTGATAATTTAAAAATTACTTTTAATGCTCAAAATGGTAAATTAATTCCTGACGATAATGTTTATTCAAATGAATTATCTAGTGGTATATATGCAACATATAATCCTTATGGTTGGTATTCTTATAAAATAGTTGTTAAACAACTAGAGCAAGATTATTATAATGTTTATACACCAGGAGCAACAATAGTTGATAATAATTCATATATAACTTTATTTGGAGATAATATTAATAAAGTTCCAAGATTATCAGAAACAATAGGAGAAACGTCAATAGCTAAATCAGACGTGCTATTATATCCTAAAATAATAAACACAGCTTTTTATACAACAACAACTTCAACAACAGGAACAAGAAGTGCAGCTACAGGTGGAACTACCGCTACTACTTCAGCAATGGTTTATTCTTGTAATCAATATCAAATATTTAATAGAGACACAAGCAGCGCAAGAACATTTACATATGTTCCATGTACCAGCACTATTGCTAGCGCAGGAGATCTTGTTTCTTCTGCGGTTAGTGTTTCATTAGAAGCGGGCAAAAAACAAAAAGTATGGTCTTTAACATTCCCAGAATTAAATGCTAATGCTGATGTAGGATTTTTAGAAATTACCCAATTAACTTTTAATAAAGTACAAGATGTTAATGCGGCAACAGGTTACTCTGAAATAGAATTTACAGACCCGTCTTCTGGCCAAATAATAAAAACTATTGAATTTAATTCAATCAAATTAGCACAGAGTTTAGTAGATATTGATGAAATACCAATATTAGGTATAGGTAAATTATCTGATTTTAATTCTATAACTATAGATAGAATTCAAGAATTTACTAGAAGTTCACAAATATATGATGATGCAGGTGGTCCTTTTTATCAAAGCCAAAATAATCATTTAATTGCTCAATTGCCACCTTATGATATAACTTCAAATAGATCTGACGCGTTAGGAGTTAGAATGTTGTTTACCGATGATACAGCAACTGACAATACTGTAAAACCAGATTTATCTGTTACTTCGTATATAAAAAGAGGTAAATATATTGATTTAGCTGTATTTGAAACTTTGCCTGTAGAAAGTACAATTGATATATTTTATGAAACATCTACTTCTGGAAAAATTAATGAATTAAATGCTTTAGAAACAGGTGAATTTACTTCAGCAAATGTTACAATATCAAATTTTGCTGTTGCTCAAGATGGTGAAATAACAGCGCCATCAATAAATGTTGGCTCATTACAATCTGTTGAATATGTAAACGCAGTTCCAGATGCTGCAGCAGATACTGATTTTAGATATTTTGCTGTAAGTACAAATACAAATAGAATAGCTAAATTAACTATTACAGCTCCTAATGGGTATACAAATGCAGGCACAAATATAATTATTTCAACTACTGTTCAACAAGACGCTACACCTGGATTAAATATTACTGTACCATTATTTTCTGATTTATCTTTAGTTTCAACTACGGCAACAGGCGGATCAAATGCATCTTTAGAAGTTTCAGCTACAATTAGTAATAATGGAAATGCTGTAGTTACAGCGAGAGGATTTAGAATAGGTACAACTAATGTTTATGGAGATGCGGATCTTATTACAGACCCAAGTGGTGGTATAGGCACATATACACATACTAAAGCAGACGCAAGCATAAATAGTTTATATTATGTTTGGGCATGGGCAACAAATTCAGTAGGAACAAATGTACAGGGACCTATTGAAGTAACAACACCTGAATTAGGTGAATTTACAGTTGCAGAATGGACAGGAACAATTAGTGTTGCTTCAAATGGAACTGTGACAACAGTTGCAGGTAATTCACCAGAAGTATTATACCAAGGTACGGTTTCTCCAAATCCAAGTCAGACAGATACAGTTCAAGTAACATTAGGTAGATCAGATGGAACAGCCCAAACATACAGTTCAGCTAGCAATACTATAAGAATTCAGGTGCCTACTTCAGGATATACAAATTCAGGAGCAAATGTATATTTATATACAGCAGTAAGAACAGTAACACAACCAGCTTCGACAGGAGGAACTTATACAATAGAGCAGCATGCTGTTCCAAGTGGATTTAGCATTTCGCCAACAGGGGTATTTACAATAGGAACAATTCAACAAGGTGATTCTTTAAATAGTGTTTCTTTACTTGGGAATCCTTTGACTGATGGCCAATCAACCAATATACCAGTTGTAAATTCAGCAACTTTAAGAACTTTAATTTTAAATATAACCCCAGGTGGAAATTTTACAAACCCTTTAGCCGCTGATTTTCCATTTAATATTGTACAACCAAGTAGAGAGGTAGTAAGCACAGGAATACCTAACCAGTCAACTGTAATAAATTCATCACAAACAATTGATTTAAGAAATTATTATAGCAATACATCAGGTAAGTTTTTTGAAATTACATCTAATAATGCAACAAGCTCTTTAATTAGCGCTTCTATTATTAATAACTACCAATTACAACTTATAGGACAGGGTTCTTGTACTGATATATCGGGTACTACATCCGCAGGAAGTATTGTGATAAAAGCTTATAATGAGAAGGCTGTAACAGATGGAAGTGTTGCTGGAAGTACTGCAGCGGTATCACCAACAGAAGCGGGTACAGATTCGTTTTCTGAAACAGTTAATTTATCAGTAACAGCCTGCGCGTCACCAACAGCTAGTCTTACAATGTCTTTTAATTCTGGTGGTTCTAATTTAGCGTCAGGTGTTTCGCTTTCAAGCGCTTCTTCTAAAACATATACATATAATACATCAGCTATAGGTAGTTCATTTACAAATCAAATGCAATTTACTTTTACCCACGCAAGTATTAACTTAACTTCAGGAATGGTGTCTTCTGTAAGTAATACAGGTGGATTTTCATATGTAGTAACAGAAAATGGTGATAATAGTATAACAATAGGTTTTAGTGGAACAAATCCAAATCAATCCGCAAATAATAATATTAATTATTCTTTTAATATAACTATTACTACATCTGTAAATTATGTATCTGCTGTTGGATTAACAATGTCAAATGCAGGGTATACGGCAAGCCAAAGTGTAATTAGTGCATCAGGAGCCGCTAATACAAATAATGTACCTATGGATACCTCCGTGATAACTGCATCGGCGGGTAATTTTACATCTACTCCTATAGTATATTATCAAGGAGATAATCCAATTGTTCCAAATTATATACAATTAACAAGCCACTCAAGTGGTAATCCTTTTACATTAACTGCAGGAATAGATCCAAATGATAATACAAAAATAAATATTAGTGGAAATGCAAATATATTATCTGGAGATACAAGCGGATATGCAAATGTAGTATTAGTACCGGCGGGAGTTACTAATCAAGTTAATGGTATAACAGTAGGGGGTGTACAAAAAAACTCAACAACTAGTACACATACTCATTATAGCATAAATGGTGTTGAATCTCCTGTAACTTTTGTAGTCGCTGCAACTGGTGCTATTAGTTATTCTCTTGCTAATGTAAGTAGCATGGGAGGTGTAACATTAAGCCTAAGTCCATTTACTTCAAACGGAAGTGCAACAGTAACGGTTTCAATACCATCTATCGCGTCTAGCGGGTCATTTGACTTCATAGCTACACCAACAGGGGGTACCGCTTGGACAGTAAGTGTTACTCATGATAGACAAATTTTAGGTTTAGGTTCTATGTATAGGCTCATAATGGCGAATAGCTCCGCATCCAGTGAAACAGCTGCGTGTAGCGCGTCAATAGGCAGTACGTATGCATTTTATGCAACTACAGCTGATAATAACATAGGAGATAAATTATATGCGAGCGACGAAGCAGCAAAAGGTGGAGTTGGGGACCAAGGCGGAGTGTTTGTTGGAGATGGTAATTGGTATGTAACACAACAACAATATTTTAATGGAACTGCTTATATAACTATAGGTAGCACTAAAACAGCTTATCAAATTGATTCGGCGGGGACTATAACAGGTAAATATACTTGTCCTTAATATTTTAATAATAAATGTAATAATAATACTATGAGTGTAACATTAGAAATAAAATACTTTAATACCTTTGTTATAAAGAGTTCGGAGGTTACACATCAAGTAATTGGTACGGGCAATGGAGCTACAGCTTCATTTACTATTGCAGAGTCAAGTGGTAATACTATATATGCTGTTCCAAATTCAATTGCAGATTTTCAGGTTTATTTTGATAATGAACTTCAATCCGCTACGGGATATGTGTATAAAAATAGAATTCGAGAAATAACTTTTACATCTCCACCCCCTGCTAACAAAGAAATACTAGTAGTAGTAAAAAACTGGCATATAGAAGAATCAAGAATAAAAGGGTCTTTTAATGGCAAAACTGTTGATTTTGGGGTAAGAGCTTCTATAACAGATCCTGAATATGCTGAAGAAACAAGAGAAGCATCACTTATATATTCTGGTATATATAATGGAAGAACAAGAACAAATGAAATAAATCAATTCAATCCTTCGCTTCCAAATACAAAATCAATTGATTCAGCATTTGGCTCTATACAAAAATTATATGCCGAAGATAATAACCTAATAGTATTTCAAGAAAGTAAAGTAAATAATATACTTATAGATAAAGATATTATTTTTACAGCAGAAGGAGATGCTCAAGTAACAGCATCTGATCAGGTATTAGGCCAAGTTGTAGCATATGCTGGTAATTATGGTATTGGTAAAAACCCTGAAAGTTTTGCTGTTTATGCAGGTAGAAAATATTTTGCAGATAAAAACAATGGTAGTGTTTTAAGATTATCAAGAGATGGTATTACTGAAATATCTAATTATGGAATGCGTGATTATTTTAAATCTAATTTAAAATTAGCAGATACTCTTATAGGGCTTTGGGATAATCAAAAGAAAAAATATACATTATCTTTACAAGAAACTGATATTGTAAATACATTTGTTGGCAATGGAAGTGATGTTGCTTTTTCATTAGCATTTACTATAGTAGATAAAGATTTTAATACCATTAATTTGCCAGATCCAACAAGTATATCGCAAATTGAAATATTTACAATTGCTAGTGGGGCAAATGCATTAACTCCAAATATTGATTATACATATAATGCGTCTACAGGTGTTGTTACGTTTACAAACGCACCAGCTTCACAAGATACAATAACTGTTTATTTAAGAGATTTTGCGGGAGGTTTTAAAACATTATGTTATGATGAAGAAATAAATGGTTGGAGCTCTTTCTTTACTTATAAACCAATATTTGGTGGAAGTTTAGATGCAGATTTTTATACATATGCAGAAAGTAATGATTTATACAAGCATTATGATTTAACTGCAAATAGAAATTCTTTTTATGGCAGCGCTTCAAACGCTTCAACAGTTGAAGTTATTATGAATCAACCACCTTCAATTAATAAATATTTTAAAACAATTAATTATGAAGGTAGTACAGGTTGGGAAATAACCTCTATGCTAACTGACAGCGATACTGCTAAACCTATTGATGCATACTTAACAACAAGTGCTGAAATAGAAAATACATGGCAAGATTTAATCGTGTCTGGATTTAAAAAGAAAAATAATAAATACTATTCATCTATAATGAATCAATCTTTGCCACAAAGAAATGAAATTATTTATGGTGAAGATATATCGGGTATTAAAGGATTTTTTAATAAATTAACATTAAGTATTTCTGATACTCCCCAAAAAGAATTATTTAG